ACTAAACGAAGTGACTATAGAACCACTACCATTTAATTGCCCACTAACATTCCAGTAACCATCTTTATTTACTTGTAAGAACACTTCAGAGCCAATAAGGCCTCCTGTAGTAGTCCCATTTAAAGTAAGTATAAGATCATCACTTCCATCAGCCGCAAAATAAACTCTATTGGCGACAGCATCTGTAGCTTTTGTATTAAATACATTACCTACAAGCAAATCACCACTAGCTGCGGTTATTACGATAGAAGCTCCACCAGAAGCAACTCCACATTGGACTTTCAACCACATTCCTGCATCTGCTGCAGAAATTGATGGAAGCCACATATCGAAGCCATTAGTGTGCCCATTAACAATAGTCCTGTTTAGGTCTGATTTGCTCATGGGATTGGCAGCAGTACCATATTGCTCATTATCACCAGCAACTTCTACTGTACCAAAAGCATCACCACTGCATGCATTCTTTGCCCAATCAACTGCATCGTCTGCTTTATTCTGTCCATAAAATGGATTAGCCATAACTTAACCCCCTTATTTCCAGATAGCGTGGCATTCAGGCATTGACCATTCCATACCAGCTTCTGTTAAGATTTGATCAACTCGACGGTCAACACCGCTGTTTTCTAACGTCTGAACTCCGACGTAAACAGAAGTGTCTCTGTTGATACCGTTGCCTGCTAGAGGACGATACTTACAATAGTTCATGTTTATACCAAGGATCTTAACACTGGTACCATCTAAGTGGATATTACGCACTACATTGATATCACCATGAACGGTGTTAACAGTTGTAGTATCCAAACCTAGAACTTTCTTACGTCCAGCTACAGCTAAATCAGATGTATAGTATTTACCAACAGAACCTCCAAGACCATCAGTCTTTAAGTTCTGCAAGGCATATCCACCTAATTTATGGAACCAGTTATAAACATCAGTTGAACAGAAATAAACTGTTGCACTTGAGTTATTATAACGTGGATCCAAGTAGTTTGACATATCATCTAGAAAGTCATCTGTGTTTTTAGACGTAGACCAACTAAAGATATTACCATTGTTAACGATGTAGTCAACTGCACCCTGAGTATGTCCAACACCATCTGAATCTGAGTATTGTGAGCCGAACAATAAAGACTGTTCAATATCCCACTTGTGCTCAATCAGCTTTTCTTTCCAGATACGTTGCCATTCATTTGGCTCGTAACGGAGCTGTGTAGCACGAGCAGTATTACTCATTGCCATACTAGTTTTCCAGATCTGTGTTTGTCCATAGCCAGTGATAAAGGGTTGGTCTTTCCAAGTTTCTGGATAACCAGTTCCTTCACCAAATGAGCTACCTACAATGTATGATCTCATACTATCCAAAACAGACTGAGCTGCACCAACGCCCTCATTTGTCTGAGTAGTTACAGCACCTGCTAGATAATGGGTAGCAATACCAAATGTATTTTCAGCAGACCCAGCAGCAGCTACACGAGGAGCAAAATAATTGCCCGTTGCAGTTGATGCAGGTTTGATTACCTTACATTTTAGTTTTGCATACTCATGTCCAGCTTGAGTAGCGGCACTATAAGCACCAGATAGTGTTACAGTTGAGATTTTAGCGATACAATAATCAACAGGAGCACTACTAACAACATTTGCTATTGGTAGTTTGATCAATTGCCCTTCCATATAGAAGTTGGGCTGTGTTCCAGCACCACCGATAATTGCATCGGTATTAGTCTGATTAAACACATTTGATACATTTCCTTCTGTTAAGTAATCGCCTGCCATTTTCACATAAAACGTGTCTCCTGCAGTATCCATAGCACCTTTTACATCACTTGACAATGTACCATCTACATCATATGTAGTATCATCATGTGAGTAAGCTGTTGGATAAGCATAACGCTTTGACCAGGAGCCTCGTCTTTCAGTGAACTTAAAACGCGGATCATCTGTAGGTTTCTTCGAAACTTTACTAACAAACCGAAAGAATGGGTCTTGTGCTAATGCTAGCTCAGAAACTCGATCACCGAAATTAAACTTCCGTCTAAGATCGCCAGTATCGAGATCTGGCCCATATCTTGGGTTACTATAGTTAGTAGAATCAGAAGAACCTATACCTGAATCCGTATACGTACTTAAACTAAACGAATCAGCCATAAAGCTAACCTTCCTTTCTTATTTATCCGTATGGCCGTTAGTACTTAACTAGCCAAACAGGTTATCTAACTCCGAATCAGTGCCTAACAGCGAATCAAAGATTCCATCATCTGGATTTTGATTATCTGGTGCACTGTTCGCCCCACTTGCGGTAGTTGGCATGTTCCTAACATTCTTCATCTGATTCAACATATCCTGCTTGGTTGCATCTGCTACGTTAGCATTAGCCTGGTCACGATTAACTAAGACATTAATATCATCTAAAGTTAATTTGTAATCCTTGGCTTTTTTAACCATTTCAGCATAGTTTTCGTCAGACATTTGATGTTTTTCTTTAAACTCTCTTTCTTCACGTATTTTCTGTGCAGTAGCTATTCGTTGTTGTGTAGCTTGGTTTTGACGATTAGCCGCCTCACCAACACGATGTTTAACCATCCTGTCAATGTATGCATTAAATACTTTACCAGAATCAGAGGTTGGATTTTCCATGGCATCATTAGCATCAAATACAAAATCTTCATCCAAATTGAATGCTTCCTTCATAGTTTTAGCTTTTTGTCCGCCTTGTTGGAAATAATCCCTAACATGATCAACTAGTCCGCCATCTTTACGCATTGCATTGAGTACAGGAGCAAATGGTCTCAGCTGCTTTAATTCACCAGCCATTCTTTGAGCTTCTCTGCTTGAGTCCTTATATCTCGTTTCCCAATCAATCGCTTTTTGAACGTCTTGATTTTCCTGCTGATAGGTTGCCTGATTAGGGCTACCAACATTACTCACCTGACTGTTCTCCTGAGCAGGTCCATCATAGACCTGTCCATTAACCTCTTGTTCGAGGTCGTCGAAGAATGTGTCTTGGGAGTCAAATACACCAGCTACAGCATCTTGCTGTGTGTCTGGTGTTGAGTTACCCGTATTTTCTTCCATGTTTATTCCTTATATTTAATAATAACAACTACTTATATTAAGAAGACTCTTCAGTACTTTGCAAACCATTTTGTTTGATTTGATTATCAGCATCCATTTTAACTCTAGCTTTCTGATTATCAGCACTATTAGCCATTGCATTTCTTAATAATTTTTGTTTTCCTTCAGTTTCATTATAGGTATCTTGAAGTTGGCTCTTAAGTTCATTCTTCTTTTTAGCTATCTCTACACCAGCTTCCTGAATCTTTCCTTTAATTCCTGCCTGAACAACTTGTCTCTCAAGAGTTTCAATTGTTCCTTCTTTGTCTTTAAGTGATTCCTCCATTTGCTGTATCTGAGACTGCATTTGAGCATACTGACTCTTTCTTTGTGCTATACCAGGCTTATTTCTAAGATCTGTTTCAGCCAAGACTGCAATATCATCTACAACCCCTAGTTGTAATAATTGTTTTAATTCTTCCAAATATGCCCATCTATTAACTGGCATTGTAGAACCAGCTACAACTCTTATATCATATTTATGAGCATTAACATCCATAGACTTACCAATAGCCTGCCCCATATCATTGTATATAGGTATATTAATTTGAACTTCTCTTTGTTCCTGGAGTCCTGAAGGCTGTACAATCCTAAATCTCTTTTCTGCCGTGTACACAGTCTGAGAAAATTCCATAATAACTCTACCAATCTGTCTAAGGGCAGGTTCTATAGAATTTTTAAGCCATTGTTTTACACGCCTAGTTCCATATTCATCCAAGGCCATCATCCCCCTATATGTTTCTGCAGCCTGACTTGAATCACCCTGCATAGAGGAATAAATCCCAGCAAGGTATTCCATATCAGTTTTGCCCTCTTGTACTACGCCAAAAAAGGCGTTACTTAGTGGGGCAGGCATAACTGGGGTCGGAGGAGTAGACCCTGGTCGTATTGGTAATAGGGCTCCAGGAGCACTAGAATAACGCTCCCAATATTCAGCATCAATTGAACCCTCTTCGTGCAACCATCTTAAACTACTGCCAAGAGAGGCATTATGAACCATTAATTGATGTGCTTTATTAATTTCCCTTTGCTTCCCTATAAGTGGAGCAACTGCAGATAGGGGAAGGCAAGTACCAGTCCATTTATAATGAAAAGGCACAATCGGATATTCTGTAATAGTATCTGGCATAACTGTTTCAAACAGAACTTGATCGCCAGCTACAACAGTTTGCTTTATCCTTGTATTGAAAAATTGTATAGTATCTACTAAATTTTCAGCAAACCTCTGTTCTTTTACAAGCACTTTAAATTCATCTTCAGACATAATTATATTTTCAACTCTTTCAACCTGAGCTTGAAGGTTAGAGGTAATTTCCTGTTCTCCAGCCTTTAACTGTTCTTCCATAGATTTTTGAGCTTTTTGAACTTCAAGCTGAAACCTTGATTCAAGCATCTGACCACCTTGCAATTCCATTTGAAGTCTTGTAACCTCTTCCTCATATAAAACCTGTAACTCTTGCTGCATTTCCTGAAGCATTACTTCAGTTTGTTGCTTAATTTGCTGTAGTTGTTCTGTATTTGGAGGAACTTTATGATATACATTCATATAAGATACCTTTATCTTCTCATATACTTCAAAAAGTTCTACAAGGTCATCCTGCGTTCCATCAGACTTGTAAGCATCCCCTGCATTAAAATCTTTATAATGAAAATCTTTTTGATCCATTTTACCAAGAGATTTTTCAGAATAGCCAAAGTTCTCATTATATTCACCTTGAGCTTTGCTTATTTTAGTTTTATAATCTGGGAATAGACTAATCAATTGAGTTTTAGATAGAATCTTTCTAATTAAGATATAGGCAGCATCTCTAAACAAGAGATCCCTTGATTTATTATCTACATATATATCAAATGGATCTGGTTGACTTACTGTAACATCTCCCATTCCATTATCAGAATCTGGACTAACAGATACTAATAGGAAGCCTAGACTTTTTGTAATGGCATCATTTACTGCATTTGCATATAAAGAAGTGCCATCAGATCCATACCATACATAATCCATAAGATCAGCCATGACAGCAGCAACATCACTATCACTACCTTCTACTCCAACTGCCTGCCATCTAGGAGTATTTGCAGTT